AGGAGCGATCTTTTCCCGGAATCCTCCGAGATCTTCACTTAAAGGACCAAAAACAGCAGCATATCCAAGGATTTTTTTTCCGTCCGTCTGGGTGACGGTTCCAGCGTCCCGACGTTCGATTAGCTTCATTTCGCCCCTCCCGGCTGAATCGGCACCCATTTGATTTTCCAGCGATGTTTCCCGCCAGGCTTGACTGGAGGAATCAATTCTCGCTCTCGCTCGATCCCGCAGATCCTGCAACGATTGGTCGATCCGTGCTCACAACAGGGGATCTGGTATTCACTCATTTGTTCCGCTAATCGCTTGACCGATTCAGAAATTGCGGGAGAATTTCTTTCCAATTCGCTGTCGTCCTGAGTCAGGTCATCAGCAGGAGCTGGCACAGCGACAACAGCAGGATCATTCGTTGGAGCCGATGGACCATCTGGAGCGTTTAGAGGCTGCATATTGAGGGGCTGGAGGTAATAATCGCCACCTGGAACAGGATCGAGATTTTCTTTCGCCCGGATCTCGTTGACCGAAAGCCAACCCCAGTTTCTGCCGACAGCGTAAGAGCTGTACCTGGTAGCCTGGTCAGCTCGGAGCATTCCCTCAACAAGGAATTCACAGTAGTATTGGTCCCGTTCACCTGGGAGCAGCAGCTTATGGAATACAGTCTGCTCGAACCTGATCAACCATGGTCGAATTGTTTCGGAAAGGAAAAACAGGTTTTCCTGTTCAAGCCCTTGCCCGCCTGCTCCAGAGACCCGGAGCTTCGATAATGGGACATTGAAGATCCTGGCTGCTTCCTCGATTTGAAAGGATCGAGTTTGCAAGAATTGGGCATCATCTGGAGGGACCCCGAGGGATTGCCACTGGAGCCCCTGTTCCAAAATAGCGGTCCTGTGGGAATTATAAGTCCCTGATTGCAGGGCATCCCATTCCCGCCTCAGTCTTTGTTTGGCATCATCCGAGAGAGCACCTGGCACAGTCAGAACCCCGGAAGGTCTGGCTCCATGACCGAAAAGCCTGGCTCCGAATGTTTCAGCAGCCTGGCCGAGCCCAAGGCCCTGGCGATGGACCCTGATAGGGGAATAGCCCTGAATCCCGTCATAGGAAAGCCCAGGCAGATGAAAGATATCTGCTGCATCAAATGTTTGAGTTTGTCCATCCAGTGGAATAAATTTGTAATAGAGGCTTCCATCAGCCCGCCTGTGAGTTGTCACCCGATCGGGAGGCAGCAGCCAGAGAGATTCAGGAACCCCGAATTCATTCCTTTGAATTTCCGCATAGGCATTGCCCCACGTGAGGCAATGGGCAATAAAGGCTTCCCTCCAGATCAGGCTTGTTGTTTCCGGATTAGGCAGATCGTGGAGGAGCGAGTAAAGGGGGTGATCGTATGCCCGGACCCGCCGACCTTCAGGGGTTTTTCGATAAAGGATACAAGGCAAGCTGGCAATCGTTTCAGAAATCACTCGGACAGCAGACCAGACGGCAGCAATCGAAAGAGCTGTAGACTCAGAAACTCCAACCCCTGAAGCTGTCAAATGACTGCCGAAAAGATGGACCAGCGCAGGGTCTCTAAGGCTCCAGGCAGATTGTCTCTGCTCGGGCTGCCTCGAAAACAGCGATGCAATACGATTCAACATTCCCATCCAGGAATTTCCTCCTGTATGGAAATCACTTTAATAAATCGCTGTCACGATAGGATTAGAGGATAAACAAACCTGATTTTTCGTAAATGGAGCCCTGATCTGTCACTGATTGAACTCTTGCCCTGGCGGTAGCCATGATCGCAGCAACAGCTGGATCGATCTTTTCAAGGCTGCGTTCTTTCGAGGGTTTAATATTTCCAGCCGCATCGGTCTGGATCGAAACATTGCCAACAGCCCAACGGAAAACCGGGCTGCCGTCGTGCTTAAATCGTTCGGATAGAACCAGGGCTTCGAAGTCCTTGCAGGCTGGCGACATGCTGGCGAACCCCTGCCCAAAAGCCACTACCGGCAGTCCCTGAGCCTGAATCACCTGGGCAATATGGCTTGCGTTCCAGCGATCGATTGCAATCTCTTTGATCTGGTAGATCTTCGACAGCTCGAACAGCTTCGAAACCACGGCATCATAATCAACAACATCCCCAGCAGTAATCTCGATATTTCCCTGATGGGCCCAGGTGTCGATTCTTACCCTGTTCCTTCTTTCTCGCTCTTTCATGGCTCCCCTGGGAGCCCAGCTCCAGGTCTTGCAAAAAATAAACTGTTCGACAGGCCAGCTCAGGGAAAGACTGGTTAGATCGGTAGTGGAAGACAGATCGAGAGCTCCCCAGCAAGGCTGGCCAGCAAGATCTGGCCAAGGATCAGCCAGGCACGCGTCCCACTTTTCGAGATTGATCCAGCGGCTGACTCCTTCGGTCCACTGGCAAAGATGAAGCCTCCTGAAGGCCATTTCCTTTCCAGGGCTCGCCTTGGCTTCCAAAACCTGCTGCCGGAAATAATCAGCCTGGACAGAGACCCCATAGCCGGGATTGGCTTTTTTCCAAGTCTCCTCCTGGGTCCAATCATCGTCATCGCCGGCAGCATAAATCACCGGCAAAAAGGCTGGATCTACGATAGTTCCTTCCTTGACACCCTTGGCGTATTTATGGAGCTCGTAGCAGAGACTCTCGCGGTCATACCCGGCCGTCGTGATCGCAAAGGTTAAGGGTTGACGGCGAGCTCCAGTGGACGTCTGGAGGGTATCCCAGAGTTCCCGATTAGGCTGACAATGAACCTCATCGAAAATTATTCCGGAAAGGTTCATCCCGTGCTTGGTATAGGCATCGGCAGAAATAGCCTTGTAAACGCCCCCAGTCTTTGTCTCGATCCATTTTCGGTAGACGGTGCACCGCTGAGAAAGGATAGGTGAATTCTCAATCATGATTTTGGCCATGTCAAAAACGATGGAAGCCTGTTCCCTGTCGGCTGCTGCCGATACTACCTCAGCTCCTGGCTCCTGATCTGCGAAAAGGAGGTAGAGAGCGATTCCGGCAGCCAGAGTCGACTTGCCCATCTTTCGAGGAATCTCGATATAACAGGTCCGATATTGCCGAGTTCCGTCAGCCCGAAGAGTACCGAAAAGAGGCTGGATAATATCCTTCCATTGCCAGTCGGACAGCTTGAAGGATTCGCCGGCGAGCTCTCCCTTCACATGACCCAAAAGCTGCTCGAAGAACAGCTTGCAGCCCTCAGCTGGTCCATCTGGCTTTTTCTTAACTCGACCCATATTTTAGCTGCCCAGCAGTTTCAAGATGTTGTCATCGATTGGATCTGCTTCCTGTGGTTCAGGCTGGAGCCGAGCTCCTTGTTTGCTCCTCGGAGTCAGGAGCAGTTTAGTCAGGGACATATTCACCGCCGATTCAACTGACCTGAGCTCCTTGACCAGAGGATCCAGATTCATGGTGGTAGCCGAGGGAATCGAAAAACTTTCCAGCTTGCGAACCTGTTCAGCCAGGTTGTGCATCCTGGCGATTTGCCGGCAACAGACGATCACGACCATGACCCCAGCCTTATTGTCATGGCCGATCTCGATCAGGAGTTCCCGGATTTCCTGGTAAATTTTTCTTTCTTCCCCAACCAGGACGGCTGGAGAAATCGCTGGCAGGCCACGTTCCGCCCTGGGCTTTTTTCTTTTCGGCATGGTACTACCTTAAAAAATGATTAGGACCTAAAAACTGAGCAAAAAAGTGTTGCTGATTCGACTAGTACGGTCTTTCGGTCAGGTATTGCAACTGTTTTACCCCCTACCCTTACCCAATCTGCTTTAGTCCCAGCAGGGAGAAAAAGTTTATTGCATCCGTCCAGATGCTTGTATTATCCGACAGGTTAAGACTAACCCCGCTAGCCTGTTTAATTGCCGCTACATTGGCCTGATTTCCAACCGCTGGCGTTCACCCACCAGCCGTACATGAAAAGAACCCTTGGCACATTCCCATGGCAGACATCCACGCGATGCCTGTAATGGGTGACCAGGTAGCAGTGAAGATCACCAGCGTTTACCTCGTAAGGCTTGCCGTCGATCCAGATCGTGCCGCCACTTTCTGGCTTGGAGACGAGGACGTTGCACCTCAGCCCGGCGACCGTTGGGTGGTCCTTGTGGGCGGGATCCAGGTGCTCGTAGACATCTCCACTGTCGTAGGTCACGCTCACTACCAGTCCATCCACCCCGCCGAATTCAATCCTGGACAATCCCTTGAGAGAAGGAATGGTATCGAGGATTTTGTCCTGGATCCTGTAGGCGAGGTCTGGGTACTTGACCGTCGAAAGCCCTTCTTCGTTGAAACGGGAAGTTACCCGTTTGTCAGTGCGGGCAACTCCTCCACGTTCGTGGTCCCTGATGATCCCAAGAACAAACCCATCACGCCGTTGGGCAGCATTAACGCTCCAGTCAAACAAGCCTTGCCGCTCGTCCTCCGAGAGAAATCCTGGAACCAGTAATACTTTTCCGTCCCACATTATTTCTGGTATCCAAACAGCTCGAACTCTTCGGGGCAGTACTCGAACACTTTTTGCCGGTAATCCCACCTGTCGTACCTGGGCAGGTCGATCCTCGAAACGCCAATGTTTGGGAGATCCACATTTTCTTTTATAAATGGCAATTGTTTTAAATCAAAAACAGGGAATTCCTGATGAATCAAATAATCAACACGACCAAAATCATTTACGACATCCTGATAAATTTCCGATTGTTTTACTGGTCGAAAAAAATTCCTTTCAAGATCGTCAAAATAAACCCATTCGTTCCTTGCACCATATGCAGTTTTAATTTTTGAACCAACTATTAAGTAATCCAGCCATTCATCGAAACTTTCCCACAACAGCCCATGTCCATCATTGTGATTTTTCCATGCCGACAATCGCAAAAACATGGACAACATTCTGCGAAAAGGATGTCGTACCGTCATGCAGATAGTGTAAGTTTTCAATTGATTTGTATATTCTTGACCCCAATACTGTGCTATGACATTTAAGTCAAAACCATGTTTTCCTATTGCTTCAAATGCTTCGTAATTATCTGTAAACCATTTTGAAATCGAACGTGAAGCTGTTGACTCCGGAAAAATGAAAACAGTTTTATATTTATCACTGATATACATTATGCTGTGTAAGATCCTGAGCCAACATCCCAAGCCAAAATCGTGTTAAATCCGTTGGTTTTTGGGTATCCGGTCAACATGGTGCCTGTGTATGTGCCGGTATATTTTGCAGTTGGGACTGACAAAATCACGACACCAGATCCACCGGAACCTCCTGTATTCCCTCCGTTTCCTCCTCCACCTCCTCCAGTATTAGCTGTTCCTGATATTCCAACAGCAGGAAAAGTGCTAGCACCTGCACCACCTCCACCTAAACCACCTGTTCCTCCAAAGGATAAACCTGCACCACCTCCACCTCCACCATAGTATGTTGCTGTTCCGGTAATTGAATTTGATATGCCGACACCACCATTGCCAGCCACCCCACTTTTTCCTACGTAGTAAGAGCTTTGTCCTACTGCACCTGCACCACCTCCACCTCCACCGTGTCCACCCGCTCCTCCGTTATCAGATGCTCCACCATTATAGCCTTGTCCAGATGTACCTTTACCACCACCTCCACTCTGACCACCTCCTCCTCCTGATCCTCCATTTCCTGCTGTTTGACCCATAGAATTTCCATAACCACCTTTTCCGCCACCAATTGCGGTTAACGAAAATGCTGTGCTATTACTTCCGTTGGTATTAAATGCTCCACCTCCACCGATTGTAATAGAATAAGTTGTTCCAGGAGACAAAGTAACAGTTCCAGACAAAACACCACCCCCGCCACCTCCACCGGAATATAAATTTCCGACATATCCGCCTCCACCACCTCCAGCTACGATAAGGTAGGATGCCGAATATGTGGTGGCAGCGGATACGCTATCTCCAAACAATCCATTGCTTCCGATGATTAGAGGCATTATGCGTAATCCATGTTGATCAGGATTGCACCCGAGACGACTGCCGTGGCGTCGTTATCCGCGATGCCCGTGGACACCCGGAATGCCAAGCCTGTGCCAAATGCAACACCCTGAGGACCAAAGTTGCTCACCGTTCCAGCCAGGTTCGCCGCAGTGGAGTTCGCGGGAATCGGGATGACCTTGATTGGCGTGTCGGAGCTGGTTGGACCAGACGCCTTGTTGTAGAGTTTCAAATAAGCGGCAGTCGAACTGTTGTTGCTGACCTGGATCCCGTACAGCGTTGCTGCACTGGCTTTGACCGAGGTCGAATCCTGGTTGGAAGCCCCAGTCGGGTGGTAGAAGTAAGCGGTCGCACCGCCCGAGGTCGCAGTCGTGCTGGTTACGGCGCCAATCGTGTTGGATCCTGCGGCGAGGCCCGGGAGAGACGCAAGGCTGACCGGTTGGGTTGCCTGATAGAAAGTTCCGGTAACAGCAAGAGAACTGTTTGTGATGTTCGCCTGAATCTTGCCCGCAGACACTGCCCCCGCAATAGTGGCCAGATTGCCACCAGTTTCCACCGCTAGAAGACTGGTATTGAGATTTGTCCCGGCGTTTGCAGTGATTGTTCCGCTGACTGGTTGGGTTGTCTGATAAAAAGTTCCTGTAACTGGGATAGAACTGTTCGTGATGTTTGCCTGAACTTTGCCAGCCGTAACCGCACCGGCCAACGTAGCCAGATTGCCCGACTCCTGTGCCGCTCCCGTAGGCAAAGGCAACGAGCTGGCTGAAACCGGTTGAGTTGTTTGCCAAAAAGTACCCGTTACCGGAACTGTATTTCCTACATTCACCGATCCCGAAACCGTCAGTGTGCCTGATATTTTGGAATAAATGCCCGACAGCCATCCCAGCACCCCAGACCCTCCCGTAGGCTGGCTGATACCTGTGCCGCCTGCTCCCTGAGCTGTCGCGATTGTCGCTAGATTGCCTGTTTCTTGAGCTGCTCCCGATGGCAAAGGCACTGTAGCAGCAGGATCAAGCCCAACCGTCATCAACGGGACATCAGGAGCAGAGCTTACAATAACCGCAACATTAACAGACCCTGACCCAACCAGAGCACTCGTTAGCCTGGTTCGAAACTGCGGGAAGCCAGCAACATTGAACTGATAGCAATTATTACCACCATTCAGGTTGTAATTTGTGGCCGTTCCATAGTTGCTAATTAAACCCCCTTTAATTGCAATCCATGAAGTTCCGTCGTAAACTTCAAAAGCCGTATTCCCGCCCGTTACGGTACCGCTGACGATATGCGATACTATCACTGTATCATAACCGGAAGTCGCAACAGTTACCGCAGAGTTTACGTTAGTAGAAGAGTTAATAGTCAGATTGACAGGAGCCTGATAGTCATCCTGAATATATAGCCCGTTACCCTGCCTGACTGGACTGCTCGATCCTGTAGGACCCTGATCGAGTTTACTGTATCCTACATCCTGCCCAATCGCTGGAGCTGTGCCAGTCCCAATTAAATCGCTGGCAATGCTTTTACCTGATCCCGGAGTCACGGAAATAGTCATTTATGATTCCTCACCTGGCATAGGTCAAAAACATAAAAAAGCCCGGCCCCATCGGCTGACCGATTAAACCAGAACCGCCGCCACCACCGCCGGAAACGTTTCGCGATTGGCAAACATAAACGACGGAAATATTTAACGCTATTTGCATTAGTACCAATTCACGATATTTGTTGCCGTTGTTCCAGTAGCCAGCACGCGAGCAGCCCGGATCGGCAAAATCATGCCAGCTGGACAAGTGTAAGTGACATTTGCCTGACCGCTGGCAGGTGTTACAACAATATTACCTGCACCACCGATAAACAGGGCCCGGCTAACATAAGCTAGATCCGCCGTGTCTGATGGGGTTACTGAGACCTGATTATCAGCAGGCCCCATCATACCCTCAGTTGTACCTGATTGCTGATCTATTGCTGGCATTATCTTTTCCCCTTTTCAGCCTGAGTCTTTTTGCTGTGACAGCTATGGCATAGAGCCTGAAGATTCTCTTCAACATCCTTACCGCCTCTTTTTTTGGGTAGGATGTGATCTACATCAATACTTGGCTTTTTCCCACATAACCGGCAGATCGGTTCTCTGTGGAGGATCAATAGTCTAAGCTTTCGCCACGTAGCCCCGTAGCCACGTTCGTGGCTCGAAGCCCTAAATTTTTTCTTTGCCCGGATCCTTTTCACTTTTTTGAGAAAAGGTTTATGTACTTGCAGTTTTTCAGGCATATCGAAATAATACAGATCAGCTATCACGATAGGATTGAGGATTGATTGTTCTGTCACCAGGCTTGAATAAAGACTGCCCTGCCTGGGCCCGCCGGCAGAGAGCCATCATTTTTGATCGGCTGCCTGGCAAGGCTTGGCTGGTTCGTTTGCTCGCCGGTAGCTCCCGATAGAGCTCGGGGAGTAGGTGAGCACAGATCTGGGCCCAGTCCCGAGGTGAAAGCTCCAGATCGAGATCAGCCAGGCTGTCCAACCTTCGTTCCAACAGATCGAGGATAGTATCTGGGATTTTTATGATCAGACCTCCTGATCGCATGGGATCAGATAGACCGTCATCTTAACATCTCGCTGCCCAGGGTGAGCTGGCAGGAGCATGGAGCAGCATCCTGGAATATGCCTGCAATTGTCTTCCCTGATCAGCCCTTTATTTTTTACCCAGTCCTGGACAGGTTTCAGGAGGTTATCCATATCTCTTTGAGGATTCCAACCTATCGCCTCCCTGACAGCGATCAGCAGAAAATGGGGTCCTTTAACCTGGCTGGCTTTACCTATGGCTAAACTGAAACTCATGTTGGCCAGTTTGATCCATTGTCGGTATTCCCGGGATTTAAGGGATCGCCCATTAACCGACCTGTAACAGCGATTTATGGAAGGAGGAAGAGGAAGCTCGAAATCTGTTATACCTATATGCGATTTTAAAAAAGAATATAAACCCTGTAACATGATTCCCCCTGGCAAAAAAAGGGAAATCTCAGCTACTTACTTTTTATGCGAAATGTTTTCTTGTGTCATGCTATTTCCATCCATTTTGCGTAGCTGTTGCCAACTCGCAGAATCCTAAGCGACGCCTCCATATATCATATTTTTCGACTGACCCACCACGCGCGAGATCAGATCAGCCAGCCCCGGTAGAGGCTGGCTGCATTTCTACCTTGATCCCTTTGCGCTGAGAGCCCCTCAGCGAGGGCGATTTCTGCCAGTTGGCAAGTGTGATAAGTTTTAAAACCCGTTTCTTTTTTCGCATAATAGGAACTACACGGAATTAGCTTCCATATGGTGGTTTCAATCCATTTCAAATCCTCTAAAACTCTGGTATCCATTTGTTGGAAACTAAACATTCAATCGTGTAACTGATTTGGTATCTCAACAGCATTCC